TGGTTTAAGGTATTTAGATTTAAAAAGAAAGGCCCTAACGAGGGCCTTCTTTTTTTAACCAAAACTAATCTATCACAAGATACAAGCACGGATATACTCGGCAACATTCATCTTATGTTGCTTCGCTGCTTTTTGTACTGTCTTTAATTGTTTGTCATTGAGTCGCACGCTAACCTTAGAGTGCATCGGGGTTGGTTGTGTTTTCATAATCTGTGTACTTTTTTGCACGGCTAAGATAAGCAAAGTGTTGGATGTAACAAAATGATGTTTTCTCTACTATACCCAAATATCCAACAATGTCGAATATCAAAGAACAAATCAAATCCGTATTCAATAAGTACGGCATTGACCCTTCAAGTGTTGGTATCAAGTTCGAAGAAGAAACTGCAGCAGCTGAAGCACCGGCAACGGAAGTAAAGTTTGCAGTAGAAGGCACTTTGGCCGATGGTACTAAAATCTATTCTACCGCTGATGAGTGGGTAGTAGGTGTAGACATCTACACTATGGATGCTGAAGGTAATCCAGTGCCTGTTCCTGCGGGAGAATACCTGCTTGAGGACGGTGTTACCAAAGTCTATGTAGGCGAAGATGGTAAAGTGTCTGAAATCGAACGCGAAGAACAATCTACCGAAATGAGCAGCGAGGACCTTGTTGCCGTGATTGGTCAGTTGTCTGAGCGCATTGCTGCATTAGAGGTTGAAAAGACCGAACTAGCTGCGGCAGTAGAATCTGCTAAGAATGATGCAGAAGCCGTAAAAGCTGAACTTGCTTCAGTTAAGAAAGCACCTGCAGTACCTTCTGTAAAATCTCAAGAATTTAAAAAGAACGCGGCTCCAGTTGTTGCATCGAATGGTAACTCATTCAGCGACTTCATGGAAAACATCCGTGCTAAACAAGTAAAATAATTCACCTCATAATTTTAATTTAGTATGCCAACAACAACTTCACTCACCACCACCTATGCAGGTGAATTAGCTGGTGAAATCGTAGCAAAGGCTCTGCTATCTAACGTATCAACTCAGTACGTTACAATGAAGCCAAACGTGCCTTACAAATCAGTAGCACGCAAAATTGATGACACTGTAACTTTCGCTGCAGGTACTTGTGACTTTACCCCAACAGGTACAATCACTTTGACTGAGCGCATCTTGACCTTGGAAGAGTTCCAAGTTCAGCGTCAAATCTGTAAGAAAGACTTCTTTACAGACTGGTCTACTGCCGATGTAATGAGCGGACGTGTAAACACCCAAATCCAAGACGCTATCATTGGCCGTTTGGTAGGTGGTATTGCTGCTAATAACGAGAGCATCATGTGGAATGGTGTTAACGCTACTGCAGGTCAATACGATGGTTTCTTGACTTTGATCAAGGCGGGTGGCTCAGGTGCTGTATCTGCAGGTTCAGGTGGTTTGACTGCTGGTAACATCATCGCTACCATTTGGGACGTAATCAACACTGCTCCAACCGCTGTGAAGGGTGCTGCTGAAAAGCCAATCCTTTACATGGGACAGGCTGCTTGGGAACTTTATATGCAAGCACAAATTGCTGATGGCAACGGTTGGTACTTGACAGGTGGTCCCGAAGTGTCTAAGCGTTTCGTAGGTATGTACGAAATCGCAGTATGTCCGGGCATGGCTGCTGACAACATCGTATTTGCTCAGAAGTCAAACTTGATGCTTGGAACATGGCAGGAAAACCAAATGAACGAAGTGTTCATCTTGGATATGCAGAACCTCGATGGCTCACAGAATGTTCGTTACGGTGCACGTTTCTACCTCGGTGCACAGATTGCGGTTGGTGAAGATATCACCTACTGGGGAGCATAATTAATAAATAACAAGGGGGTGTAAAAGCCCCCTTTAAATCTATAAAAAATATAACTATGGCTTGTGAATTAACTACTGGATTTACCCTCGGGTGCCTCGAAGGTATCGGTGGGGTTAAGGAAGTTCTGATTGCTAACTACACCCTTGCAAGTGGTGCCGATTTTATGTCAGGTGTAACCTATGATGCCGTAACAGGTAAGATTGATTCTTTGCCTACTGCTACAATCTATCGTTACGTTCCATTCCGTAATTCAGGTTCATACATTGAAACTGTACAAAAGAATTTGGAAACAGGCACTTTGTTTTTCTCACAGGAAGTTCAATGGACTTTTGGAAAACTTGCCCAAGATATGCGTAACGAATTCTTGAATGTAGCAAAGGCGAAGATGATAGTATTTGTACGCACAAATGACGACCAAATTTTGTTAGTTGGATCAACTGAAGGTGCACAGCTTACCGCGGGAACTGTTCAATCAGGAGCGCAGAAAGCAGATTTGATGGGTTACCAAGTGACTACAACTGCTGAGAACTTAGAACCAGCTGCGCACTTGGAAGATTATACATCTGTTCCTTTTGACAACTTTGCAGGTATCACTGTAGACCCTGCTTACTAAGATTTGTTTTCCGTTTTTGTGTGTCTTGTTGTAATGTAAAAAGGGCAGGTTATATTTGACCTGTCCTTTTAATTTAAAAAGGAATGATATATCTAGTTACTAATACAGCGAATCAGACAGTCTTTCTTTCATTAGATGAGGCTAGACAATACTTCGCCACAGCATACACGCATTATCTATTGGTGCTAACACACGAGGAAAATAGCACTACGGGCACAGACCTAGCGCAGGTTGCCACCATCGTAAATGAGAATACGCGCATCACACAACTAACAATTACAACTGTTGGCCTTACACGTTCGGGGCGTTATCGTTATGAAGTATATGGACAGAATAGTGCCGTTAATACTAATCCGACAAATGGTGCTGTTATTGGTTTGGTTGAGCGTGGATACGCTGTGCTGACTAACAACACTTCCTATTTCGATGTGCCGACCGATGTAATTCCAAATGACATAATCTATGGAGCATAAAGAATCAAACATAGTATCGCTTAAATTAAGCGAATACGTAGCCAAGTCGGATGCTGAAAAAGTAGACCGCAAAGGATGGGTTAACTACGGCGACCAAAACGACTTTCCTAAATACCTGCGCGACCTTGCGCACGAATCACCAGTGCATGGTAGCTTAGTTGTAGCCATTGGTGACATGATAGCCGGGAAGGGTATTAAGTCCGAGCAGTATCAAGCTGAACTGGATGCATTAAAGATTGATGAATTGACCTATGCCTGTGCGCACGATTTGAAGTTGTTTGGTGGTTTCTTTATCGAAGTCATTTGGTCTAATGATCGCACACAAATTGCCAAGCTGAATGCGATACCATTTGAAGAATGTCGTATTGCAATCAACCAGGAAGATGAAAGTGAGATAGGTATCTATCATAGTTACGACTGGTCTAATACACGCAAGAAAAAGAACACGCCTGAGTTCATTCCCAAGTATAACTACTTAACGCGAATGGAGGAGCCACGTCAAATGTATTGGTGCTTTACCTATACAGGCTCACAGGCTTATCCGCGTCCCGATTACTGGAGTGCTATTAACTATATTGAACTCGATAAACAGATTTCGATATTCCATATCAACCAAATATCAAACGGTCTTTTCCCATCTACCATTATCAACTTCTACAATGGACAGGCAACACCTGAACAGAAGCAGCAAATGATGATGGACTGGGAGAACAAGATGAGTGGTGCACGTAATGCAGGTAAGGTTGTAATGTTCTTTAACGAACGTGACCAACCGAAGACTGAGATTACTCCATTCCCTGTAAACGATGCGGATAAGCAGTATCAATTAATGGATACTACCGCAACGCAAAAGATTATTACTTCTCATCGTGTTACTACGCCACTTCTATTCGGTATACGTGATACAGGTGGTGGATTTGGTAGCAATAAGGATGAAATGGCTACAGGCTTGGAGATATTTAATAAGCAAGTTGTAGAACCATATCAGGCCAAAATCAATAAGAGTATTACAGAACTTTTAGGCAATCAAATGCCGGGTGTAGATTTCGAAATCGTACCCAATACCCCATTAATCACAGAGCAGGCGGCAGTAGCACCCGATGCGAGTGCAACAGGTAATGTTGCTGCTCCTGCATCTTTAGACGCTGAACAAATTAGTTCAATCGTACAGGCCACATTGATGGCTTTTGAAAAAAAAAAAGTAGATGACACAGCGGGTGATGCGCTAATCGCATTAGGTGAAGATTGGAAAGAAGAGTGGATATTGATAGACAGCTACAACGCAGATGAAGAGATTGAGCATGAGTTTGCGGTGCGTACGGGTGCGGCTAGACCTGCTGCAAAGAGTGAGCAAGATGCAATCGTAGACGGAAAATACTTTATCACACGCTATCGCTATGCAGGTAGTTTTGGACATGAGAATATGCGCCCATTTTGCGCTAAGATGATGGAAGCGGACAAGCTATACCGCATGGAAGATATAGTAGCAATGGAAAACGTGGCGGTAAATCCGGGATGGGGCCCGAATGGTGATGATGTTTATGATATATGGCGTTTTAAGGGCGGAGGCAACTGCAAACA